TACAAAAAGCCTATTTTCTCATCAGTGAAATATTTTTTTGGTCTTTGAATAAAAATATTTATCTGCTTAAAATTTATTTCAATGTTACCCGTCATATAGCTTTCAATTTTACCTCCGTCAAGCTCTTTTGATTTTAGCCAAACCGCTCCTATTTTAATATCACGAAAGCTATCCCCTTTATTCACATTTGCTCTTAAGTAAATATTATAATCTGGAGCTCTTTCGTTATTTTCTTTTAATTTATTTTTAACTAACTTCGCTTTAAATGGTCGCAAACCTGCAATTCTAAAATAACACTCAAGCCATTTTGCCGTCTTTGTTTCTTCTTTGTCTTTAAATTCCATTTTTTCCTGTTTTATAAATCCAATCACTGCCATTTTAATTTTCTCCTTTATTTTTAATATCTTCTTCTTTTACAAAAATTCCGTCTTCTCTCAAATACCCCTTGCGGTCTTTAATCTCATTCCAAGCTAATTCACAACATTCCATAAAGTCATAACCTTGTTTTTCCGCTACTTTTTTTAATAGTGTTAAACAATAGCTTATCACATATTTCATACTTTCCCTATTTTCATTATAAGGTTCTGTATATCTCGGAAGCATTCCTATACTTCCACATAACTCTTGAAAATTATCCATAAAGTCATTATCTTCATTATTTCCGACAAATACTTGCTCACTCATTTTTTTAAGCCCTGCTAATATTACCAACACCACTGCAACATCTCCAACGCTGTCTTTAATCACCTTTTCATCTTGCTTTCTAATTCCAAGTGCAAGTTCTCCAAGCTCTTCAATTAATTTTATGTATTGAGCGTCAAAATTTGAGTTTGGTATTATCCTTTTATCAATAGCCCATTTTATTACATTACTTTTAAATTCTTCAATTGTCATTTTCTCTCCTTTTTTTATCAATTATAAAATCCGCCACTTGTTTGTATATTCCAACTTCTACTACTATAATTCTCACGCTCTTGTCTTGCAAGGGTTTCAAGTCTTTCATCAAAGACAACTTTTTTCTTACTTTTATTTTTTTTATTTTTTTTCTTTTCTTTCATCTCAGCTCCTTTTTGTTTTTTTGTTTTGTTATGTAAAATTATAATAAATTTTTATTCTTTTGTCAAGGAATTTTTATATTATTTTTAAAATTTCTTTATTTTTCCTATAAATTTAACCGCGTCTTCTTGTTTTTCTTTATGTTCTAACACCATTTTATTTTGTGTTTCTGTTTTATATGGAGCTTTAAAATATATTTTTTTAACTTCCTGTAATTCTGCAATATTTTCATTTTCAATTTTTAGCGTCATTTCATTATTTAAAGCCATTTTGTAAAAATTAATAAAATCTTTTTTAATCCATTTAAGCTCTTCATATTTTGCTTTTGATAATTCTTTAAAGCCCTCACATCTTTCAATTACCGCCGGTATAAGTCTATCTTCAAACTCTCCTATTTTATTATATCCCACTCCACTTTCTATTGCATTTAAAGCCGTTTTCCAAGCGTCTAACGCTATTTTTTCCATTTCTGGCTCTGTATATATCTTATTCGCTTCTAAAAAGTGTGACGGCTTTGGAAAATAGCTATATTTCCAACTTTTCAAAAGTTTTTTAACCGCTTTTTCAAATTCTTCTATATTATTAAACTCATCTTCTAAAGCATACCAATAAGCCTGCAATTCAATTTTTGTGAGTTCTTGTCCTTTTATCCCTATTGCTAAAAACTGCATAAGTTCCGCAAATTTTACTTTATTTGTCATTTTCAATCCTTTTGTTTTTTTTAATTATCATTTACAAAATCATCTATTGCTTTTTTTGCATTATTAATAAGCTTTTCTTCTTTTTTTTCCGTTCTGCTCTTATCTATTTTAAAATATCTCTCTATCCATTCCTTTTTTAACGTCTGCCATTCGTTCTCTTGCATTATCTCAACCGCTTTGTGTATTTCTACTCCTAGTGCCTTTTTTGCTCTTATAAGCTCCCTTAGATATGCTTTTATAGGTCTATTTGTTTTAATAGGCTTTTTAATCTCTTTTCTGTATTTAATAAAGTCTTCAATTAAATCCCCTTTATCGTTTAGTGTTTTAAGAAGGTAGATAATATCTTGGTCTATATACTTTTGATTTGCTTTTGTTATCTCTAAATCTTTTAAAAGGGAAGTGGGTGCGTCTTCTTTCTTTCTTTCTTTTTTAATCTCAGTAGTAGTCTTAGAAGTATTCTCAGTAGTAGTCTTAGTAATAGTTTGTCCCTTTCGGACATCAGTGTTCGTCCCTTTCGTCCTTTCCAGATTGTCCCTTTCGTCCTTTCCAGATTGTCCCTTTCGTCCTATATTGTTTGGCTCTTTTTTCTCTGCTTTTTCATATTCATTTAATACTTTTTCATATTCTCCCCAATTAATTTCATAATAAGTTTTAGCAGGTATCCCCTCTCTTGTCACTTTTATAAAACTTAATTTTTTAACTTTATTCTTTGCTGTCTTTAACTCTTTTTCAGTTAAAAGTGTTTCATTTTTAATATCTTCATCTGTTTTATAAAATTTATCCTTTTTGCTAAACCAATACATTAATTGTGATAATAAAATTCCAGCCGTCGTGCTACCTGTAACCTGTCTATAAATAGGATAATATGCAATAGGTCTTTGATTAAGTAGTTTTAAAGTAGTTTTCATTTCTTACCTTTATTTTTTATATAAAGGACACTCAAAAGCTCAAAAATATGGTATAATATCAATGAAACTTTTAAGTTATCCTTTATTTATTTAATGGGATTTAGTTATCACTTTATTGTGAAACTTTTAAGTTTTTCTTTATCAGCATAAATATGCTTTGGTGTCCTTTAAGAGACTTTTAAGTTTTTAACTTTCATCTCTCACATTACTCAACTGAGTTCATCTCAGCTCCTTTTTGTTTTAGCATTATAATTATACCCCCCTTTATCTTAAAATTTACTAAAATTTATATTTTTATTTCATAAGGATTAAATCCTATTTTTTTAACTTTATAAACAAAATCCCAGCCTTTCTCACCATTTGGCTTTATTGCTTCAACTTTTTCAGTTTCAAATTCCCAGCCATTTTCGTGTTTTAAATCATAAATAATAGCACTTAAACGGCTTATATAGTTACTTAAAGCCCAATTTCTGCTAACAACTCCATATTTTATAAATGTATCTATAACCATTTTTTTTTGTGCCATAATAAGCTCCTTTTTAAAGTTCTTTTAAAATCTCGTCATATACCAAAAATAGAACAAAAGAAGTCGCACCAATATTAAAAGCCTTTGCGTATTCTTTTATCTCTTCCCATTTTTCAATTTCTTTATATGTCCTTAAAAATATCCATTTATTAAATGTTTCTCCGTCTATTTTTTCAGCTATTTTTTTAAAGTTTATTTTCAGCTCTTTTCCAGCTTTTACATTTTCAAATTCTCTAAAAATAGTTTTTTTAAAATTTTCAGTGTATCTTTCATTAAGTTTAGTATTTTTTATAAAAGACGGACACTCAATATATATTTTTTTTATTTTCATTTCCACTCCTTGTTTTTTATTCTTATCCAATTTGTATGAATAACTAAAAAAGGATAAGAAAAAATAAATAATATTTTATTTCTCATTTTCCCACCTTTCTTTTTGTCTTCTTATTGCTTCTTCAAGTTTTTTAAAATACTTTTTTGTTAAATTACTCATTTTCTTTCCTTTTTAGTTTCCTCTGATTCTGCATCTTCTTTTATCTCTTCAACCTCAGCATCAAAAATATCAATTTTTTCACCCTCCGTTATTTTTTCTTCTGTCTGTAACTTACTATATTCATTTTCTATCTTCACGGCTTTTTCAAAAGTTTCCCCGCTAACTCCGATTTTCCTTGCAATATACCCAACTGCTTTTGCTGTCATCATTTCAAGCCAGAATCCTGAGTTATAAGGTGAATATTTAGAGTTTTTAACTTTTGATAAACTTGCTAACTGCTCTAATTTTTCACGGCTTACAAAATAATTTTCAACCTCTCCAATATCAGTGTATTTAATTGATATCCAAACGCCTTTTAAATGTTCTCTAATCCATTTTTCATTACCTTTTCGCTCTCCAACTTTTAAGCTAAAAACATCATCAAATCCATCAAATTCCATCTTAAAATTATCAACATCATAAACTTCTCTTGCTTTTACTAAAATTCTATCTCTTCTTAAAAGGTACTTATACCCTTTGTAACTAATAATCGGCTGTGCCTCATTACCAAAAGGCACTATATATGCAAGTCCCAACTGCTTACTAATAGGCAGCTGTGATTCTGCTATCAACAATGCACTTTTTATTATGCTAATTTCGCTGCATTTACTCAAGCTGCTATCGAGAGCAACATTTATTAATGTCGCCTTGAATTTCTCAGCTTTTTTTTCATCCCCGAACATTGCTAAAAGGCGGTTTTTTATTTCCGCACTTTCAACATATTTCGCTATTTTTTCTTTCCTTTTTAATACTACATTATTACCCATTTATCACCTCCTTGATGAGGGTTGCTTTCCCTATTTCCTTATATGTATCAAAAGCTTTTAGAAAATTATCAATTCTGGCATCTATTGCTTTTTCAAACTCACTACCTAGCTCATATTTCCCCTGCATTAATTCGACGCAAGTTTCGGTTTTTGCTAAGAAGTTAGCTATCAAAAAGTCGTTATTACTTGACGGCTCTTCAATAAAGATATACCCAGTTTCTTTTGAGTATATTTTTATACCTAATTCTTCTATTGTAAGCTCAACCCCTTTTGGCTTATTTTTTTTATATTTTTTATATAATTTTTCAAATACTTTGAATATTGTCATTTTCTTTCCTTTTTGTTTTTTATTAATATAATTATACATTATTTTTATAAGAAAGTCAAGCATTTTTTATAAATTTATATAAAAAGGGAAAAAATTAAAATTGATACCAACAATAATTTGGTAAAACTATCGTGCTAATTTTTTCAAATCCTCCATTGATAAAATCAAATTTCCCCTCACTCCACTCATCGTGTTTCAAGCACCATTTAAACTTAAAGAGTGCTTTTTGCATAAGCTCTTTTCCCAAATCTAGACTTGTTATATCGTGCCTAAAATAATCAGCTCCACTATAATCTAATTTGCTAACTCCTGCAAATATAAAGTCTATAACTTTAATATCATTTCTTCTCAACACCTCTCTATAAACTGCATCTTGCAAGTGATATAAAAAATTACCACTTGTTTTTGTGAAATTGTCTGCGGTTGCTTCCCCGCTCATCGTTTTTAAATCTATAACGATATAACCTGCTTTTGTTTTTACTAAAAGGTCGGGGCGACATTTAATATCAACCCCGTCAATATTACAAAAGAAACTTTTTTCAGCAACCCCAGACTCTAACCATTTTTTCATATTCGGCAACTTTAATAATTTTTCTTTCATACTCTCCACCAGTTCAAAATCCTCCGCCGTTAAAATTATTTTACCCTCATTTTCAAGGGTAAATTTTGCAAATTCTTCTTTTCCTGCTTTTGTCCTTTTATTAACTTGCGGGGCAACTGCAAACTCATCGTCAAACTCATCAGGCTCTAACACTATTTTATGTAAAGCACTCCCAACATCTAAATTTTTACCTTCTATTTTAAGGTCTCCGTCCCACATTGCTTTGAATTTTCTTGCATTTATAAGAACTTCTTTTATAAGAGAAGAACCTAAAGCCTTATTTGCGTGATACTCTGCGTTTGTCATCTTTCAACTCCTTTGTTTTTTATTAATATAATTATACATTATTTTTATAAGAAAGTCAAGCATTTTTTATATATTTATAGAAAATTTTAGAAAAGTTGTAATTATTTACAGAAGAAAGAAAAAAGAAAATTATTTTTTTTAAAAAGAAGTTATTAAATTTACATCATCTTTGCATCTATTTATAAGCTCTCTACACCATTTGCTATCTTTCATTTCTTCAATCATTGCTTTCCAATCTTTATTTTTAACTGCTTGTATCATCTTTCTGAATTGTAAAAATCTACTTTTACCTAAATTAAAATCCATATCAATTAAAACCATTTTCACATTTTCAGGCAGTTCTTCAAAATCAAGGAAAATTTCTTTTAATTCTTGCTCCACTCTTTCAATATCATTTTTAAGCATATACATTGCTTCATCTGTTGCTATTCCGTTATCTTCTAAATTTCTCCCAACTCCAATAGTTAAAATACCTTTTGTGTCTTTATAAGGTTTAAGCTTAAGCCCTTCGTGTTTTATAAGTAGCTCTTGTATATTCATTTTTTTTCCTTTATCCGGACGGCTTACTCGTCCAATTTGATTTAATTATATATGCAATAGAGCCTAGAACTGATGTGTAAATAGCTCCTATGCCTATATCTCCTAATCCTTTAATTTCCTTAATAAAATTTGGCTGTAATATAAACCAACTTAAATATAAAAAAAAAGCAACTACAAAATATCGTGCAATTACTTTTATATCATTTCTCGTTATCATTTTTAGCAAATTTCTCGTTATATACTTTAATCTGTTCGTTCAAATAGTGATTTGCTGTTTTAAGTTTCTTTCTATCTTCTTCACATTGTTTTAAGTTTTTTGTAAGTTTTTCAAAATCTTCTACACTTAATTCAATTACTTTCATTTACTTCCTTTACTTTATAATGAATTGTAAAATGTTTAGTTTTACTTGTATTGACTTCAAATGTTTGCAATTTAGGACATTGTGTTTTAACATAAACATATCTAATCTTTTCACCACAACCACTAAAAGTTAAGAGCGTGAGTGCCGACATTAAGATTAATATCATTGTTTTTAGTCTCATCTTCTGTATCCTTTTTAATCTGTTCTTTTTTTGCTTTTTGGTAGGCTTGAAATTCTTTAATATTACTTTTAACTTTTTCTTGCACTATTTTAGTCTGTAAATTCTGCTTTTGTCTTTTTAAATCTCTATTTGTAGCATTAACATTTTGTATATACATTAAAACACCGATACAAATTGCAATTATGAAGATTACAATATAACTCATTGTTCAACCTCCTTATCTTTTTTTAATTCATGCATAAGTGCTTCTGACCCTATTTTATCAGCAATAACTATTTTTAATTGATATAACGCTGTATTGCCCTCTTTTGCTAAAAATCCACTGATAGCAACGGCTAACAAATCATTTATACCGTAACCAATCAATCCCAGATAAACAATGAGTGAAATTGACCCTATACTTACAAAATCAAATAATAAATGGCCTATTATTATCATTAATGTTTTTGCCTTTGTTTTTTTATGTATATCAGGATTTGTTTTACAATATCTTTTTGTATTAAACATTGCCCCTATAAAAGATAAAACTACAATAACAAAAACACTAAAATGATTTAAGTTTCCCCAATTTCTATGCACTTTCTACCCTTTTAAAATCTTGTATAGTTTGTTTGGGCTTATTTTACTTGGCTCTAATTTCCACAGTGATTTACATCCACTAATCTTTAAAGCGTTACTAACCCATTCAGAGCAAAACCATTCATTTGTTCTATCCTTAATAGGAATAACAAAGCCTAATATACCAATATAGTCATATTTACTACCTTGTGTCATATTGAAAAATTCCAATATATTTCTTTCTTCTATAAAAGGCATATCAATATAATCCCAACTTTCATTATCTGTAATATGTTGTTTTGCTCTAACTTTACCAGCTCTTGGAGAACTACTATACATAGTATCTCCTATAACTAACTCTACATGGCTATATTGACCGTGTGTCCATTTGCATATAACCCAATCTTTCCAATCTCTATGAGGTGCCGTAAGCCCCTTATAAAATGCTATCCTTACCATTTTATTTTATCCAAGTCTTCTTTAGTTGTTGCAGCTGCAATTTCTTTTTTTAAAGTATCGTATTTTGTCAGTGCTTCGTGCAAAATAGCTGTAGCTTCTTCAGACATCTCTATAATCTGTTGTGGTGTAAAATATATTCTGCCTTTGTCTGTCTTAACTAGAAATCCTAATTTAGCCCACTCTGCTGTTCCATCTGTGACGGATACACCATAATCAGTTGGCGGAGTAGGGTTATTAGAACTATCAGATTTACCAGCTGTTATACACAATAATAAAACATCATTAACATACACCACATCATTTACTTTATAATCTGTTGATTTAGCCCATTTAGGACTTTTTAAAGCCATTTGACTAAACAATAGACTATTTAAATTATTACTTTGTTCTTGCAAATTATTAATTACATTAATACCATTATTCAAATGATACACGCTTAAATAATTATTTAATACGCTTTTAATTTCTTGTTTCTTAGATATTTTTAATTTATTAAATTGTAAATCTAAAATTTCTTTTGGTGGATTAGGTTTATCATACTCAATAAATCCATCAGGAATTTTAAAACCTGAACCAGTCTTAATTTTATTGTCTTCTATTTTGTAGAAATATTTTAATTCTTTCATTATTTACCTCCGAAAACTATTAAAAATGTAGTTTTACTATTACTTGGATTATTACCATCTGAACCACCACTATTATGAGAAGTCATAATTCTAAAATTATCTGTATTTCTTACTCTTACTGCAATAGTACTATCACAACTATTATCTTCATCTCTATTGTCATTTGAAGTACCACCGACACAATAACTTGTATTGGCCATAGAATCAGTAAAATCTATAGTATAATCTCCAACATCATTTTTTATTACACTACTAATGTTAAAGCTTTTCTCAATAGTACCATCAGAACCATCAAAAATAACCCAAGCAGTACATTGATTCTTACCTGCTATTGCTGTATTTGCATCTCTAACTGGTACAGTATTTGCAACTGCATTAACATTACTTTGAAGCCCATCTAACTTATCGGCATCTAGACCACTTCCTGAGCCATCTACATTTTTTATTTTGTTTAATAGCTCTAAATCACTTAAATCTGCTACTTTTATCCAATTTGTTGCGTCTGTCGTAGGGTCATTTCCAGCGTTTGGAGTTGTTGTATCACCTGTTTGACTTTTATATAACGCCCCATCACTGCCAACTGCATAACTATTTTTATAATAGTTTTGATTTGTATTCCATTCCGCAATCCCCTGCTGATATAAATACCCTACTAAATAAGAAGTTGTATAACTAACCGCATTAAAATCCTGTTTAGTTGGTGCTTCATTTGTATTTACTATTTCCCAACCTAATTTAAAATTATCATTTAAGTTATCATCAATCTCATTACTTTGTGTTGTGCTTCCAAAAATTGTTCTATTTAATCCTGTTGCATTTGTTGCGAAAGGTAAAACATTACCATTAAACCTCTTTAAATCTGCCATTCATTCTCCTTTATAAATGTTCTCTAATTGCAAAATAGCTATCTATTTTATCACCGTTTTTATCTCCAAAACCTTTAGAATTTGGATTATCTTTAAAACCAAATGTTCCCCTTGTGTCATAAGCAACTAATTCTCTTATTTTTACCGCTTGTGGCTTTGGCAATAATTGTAATTGTATCATAAGTCTTATATTGTTAAAATCGTATGTATTATCAGCGTATAAACTCATACTCATATCAAAATTATCTATTACAAACGCTTTTCCGTTAAATAAATAACCGGCTATATCTTGTATGCTTAATTTTTTATCATCTATCATAGTCGCTTTTGCATAATTTTTTGATATTTTAGCTCTTAATAAAAATCTGTAATTTATATCATTCAACTCTAATGCTGTGTAAGGAGGCTCGAATTTGTTTCTAAAAGGATATGCAACCACATTTTCAAATTTTTCTCCAAAAGGGTAACTATAATCATAATCAGAGAAACCAAAATATTTTTTTGGAACGGCAAAAGGTATTTTTCTATTTAAACCAACTATTTTTCCTAAAATATCAAGTTGTTTTCCCCCCGCAAAATCTAAATCAAGTGCTTTATTAAAACTATTTGCTAACTCATAAACTTTCTCTGTTTGTTTTAAAATACTTTCTATTGTAGATTGTGCTTTTGGCTTATTACTGTATTGTATTATTAAAAGTTTTTTATAATTATCAGTAAATATTCCCATTTTTTTATACTATCTCCGTAATTGTTATATTATCTTCAATAATGCTAAATTTTTCATCATATCCAGCTGTTAAAATATCAGTTACCCAATTCGTGTTATCTTTGCTTATTTGCAAATTACTTGCTATAAAATCATTTCCACCGTTATAAATAGCTCCGTATAACTCTGTAACAGTTATGTTTTGTGCTATATTATAGCTTAAAGTGGATAAAGCGTTTTTTATTGCTTGCATATCAATTATATCATTACTACTTTTCTTTTTTACATCAAATTTAATATAAATAGGCGTGATTGTCGGTCTGTCAAATTTTACATTATGTATATACTCTCTATTTGTTCCATCTGCTCTGACTATTGTTTCAATATATGTTGTGTCGATACTTCCTTTAAGTCCTACTCCTATCGTTTTATCTGTTGTAATAATCTTTGCTATATCTTCTATATTTCCGCCATCTACAATAATCCACATTGTGTGAGCTTCTAAAATTTTATCAGCGTCAAGTGTATCCGTGCTATTTTCATAAATAATAGCGTCTTTTACATCAACTAGAGTAAATAATTTTGATAACATACTTCCACTTAAACTTATAGCGTTGTAACCTATTATTTTATTCCTTCTTTTTCTTAGCTCAACATCTGTTTCTTCATTTCTTCCAACTGTTGCACTATTTGCATTAGTAACATTTATTATTTCGGGGATTATTGTTACTTGTTTTGTGATTGTATTTGGTAACGCTTCAACTGCTCCCCAATTTTTAGCTTCAAAAGAAACGACATTATCTCCTGTTAATACTTCCACTCCGCTATTTTTAATTATCCATTCATTATTATTAATATCTTTTAAAGTATAATTATCGGGAAGTATTACATTTTTACTTGCTGTAATTGTTACATCTACAATACTTTTTGTAGCCGGTAGCCTTGTTGTTGCTAATAATTTAAGCATTTTATCAAGCTCGTGCCCCTCTGCAAAATCAGGGTCAAAACTATTATATACCTTTCCTAGAAAACTTTGTAAATCATACACCGCATTTGTGAAAATACCCAGCATTTGCCCGTCAGGTGTGTTTTGTTCTAGGTTAATATCTGCCCCGTAAATTTCTTTAAAACTATTTTCTAAATCACTCAAAAGGTCTTGGAAGCTATCTAATTGTATTCCTTTGGCGTCAATTATCATATTTTTACTCCTATTTTTATATCTGTTGTGTATATTGTATCTAAAATAAGATTAATAACCGCTTTTCTTTCGTTATCTTGCATAAATTCTAAATTTACTATTCTTATCACTCCCTCTGTTTCAAGTGTAACTCTTTCAATTTCATTTATGATTATTTGTTTTGTGTCTTTTGTAGATAATAACCTAAACCAATCAATGTTTGCCTCATTATCTAAAAACCAATCGCCCTTAAAAGATTTTATTCTTGTTGCCACATTTTGCAAAATAGCCTCATTTTCTTTTGCATAATTTGCTAATCCATTTCCAAAAGTCCAATCACCTTTGTTATCTAATCTTCTAACTTTCATTAATTCCCCTTTTAATTTGGCGCACTTGTTGTTCCACCGCTACTATCCGTGTGAGTATGTTCTTTAAGGCTAATTGACCCAGCTTTTACATCCCCACTAGTATTAATATCTACATTTGTCGTTAAAGCTCCTCCATTTAATCCCGTAAAGTTTCCAGCACTAATTGTTCCACTGCAAGTTATATTCCCATTTACTGTTAAATTTCCATTTATAACCACATTCCCATTTACTTCTTGATTTCCATTCAATATATAATTGCCTTTTTGAGTTCTGTTACCATCGTGTGTATAATTACCTTTTTGGTATGTATTTCCTAGTATTGTAATAACTTCCGGGATAGTTAATTCACTTTGTTTATTTTTTAATCCAACTAATGCAATGCTATCGGAATAATCGAACATTCTTAATTCTAAAGGTGTCTCAAAATCTTGTCCCTCATACCAATTGTCAAAACATCTTTCATTTACAAACAAAACACAATAATCACCAACGGCTAATGGCATTTGTATGCTACTGCTGCCACCTAAAAAGTTTATAATCGGCACTTCCACAAATTCTGGTAAATCTATTTTTTTATTATTCACAATCCTGCTTATAACTGGCTTACAATTTATAGTTGTTTTATTTACTTTTGTTATTTTAGCTATTAAAGTTGTGTGAGTATTACTTAATGCCTCCGCAATAGCCGCTAATATTACGCTTTCAAAATCTGGTGTTAAATTATTGTTGTAATTCATTTTAATACCTTATATGTTATAACTGGATTATAACAAGTAACTTCTTGCGTCCAATCGTTCCCATAATTATCACCCGTGTATTTAATAGTTATTACTTTATAAACTCCATTTAACCATTTTGCACTACTTTCTAATTGTATTCTGTGTCCTATTTTAATACTTGGATTTAAAAGCGTTTTAAAGGTCACTTGTTGATTATCAATAACTGGAGTTTGTATTAAGCCAGTCTCAGGGCTAACTAAAGAAATTAAATCTCCTATAACCTCATTATCTTTCATAACATATAGCTTTTCATTTTCTATAAAAAAAGTTTCATCTATTCCCATATTTTCTTCAATTAATTTGTGACTATTACCAACTAACACTTTTGGTCTAAATAATTTTTTAAGATTTGTTAAAGCTCCCTTTTGAGTGTTTGGCATATCTGCTAGAATATGCTCTATATAATTACCCCCGTTAATAGTTTTAGAAGTAAAGCTATTAATCATATCATACCCACCATCTAAACTATTTATTATAGTTATAAAATCCGCTCCTTGTTTTATAGAATAAGCATTCCACACATTACCTTTAAATAACAAACCAATATTATTTTTATATCCTGCCTTAAAAAGAAATTTAATCATTTTAAGATTATTTTGTTTATTTTTTACAATTTTCATTCTTTTGTCTTCATTTAAGTTATAAACTCTTAACGCACAGCTATTCAAGCCGCCTCTTATACTTTTTGTAATTTGAAATTGCACTCTTAATTCAGGCTTAATTTCTACCGCTTCATTATTTGGAAGAGTTATAACTAGTTCATAATCCCTTATAAATCTATTATCACTCAACGCTATATCCTCTTATTAATTCCATATCTTGCTTTTCTAATAAATAAAAATCAAACAATCCTCTTTCAAAACAATCTAGACTAAAAGGGTCTATCCCTAATCCTTTGTCATCAATCCAAAAATCAAAAGGATAGTTTTTACCTTTGCATATAAAAACACCACTAGCAAGTTTAGCCCCATTTAATATTTTATCTTTGTAATTTACATCAATAAGCCAACGCCCAGCCCTAAATTCTAAATCTATTTTTATGTTTCCTTCTTTAAAAGGTATCTCAAAATTTTGTAACGGAATAGCATTAATAGTAAATTTTCTCATTTTTTTCCTTTTTAAAAAATACTCATCATTTTATATAAGAAACTTTCGGGCTGTTTAGTCCCTTGTTGCTCCCCACGATATTTTTTACTCTTTGTTTTATTTGTTACGCTTCCCGTTGGATTTTTAAAATATTTTTCTTTTAAAACATATAAAGTTTTTGCAAATCTTAATTGTTTAATAGTCATCTGATATTTTATAGCCTGATTTGTTGTATTATCTCTTTGTATTGCTAAAGAAATAATTCTCATATTTTTAAAAGTCCCGAAAGGAGTTTCTATTGCTAGTAACATTTTTGTTTTAAAAACTCTATTTAAAAAACTAATAAATTCTTTTTGTATATCTTTTGGAGTTTTATTTTTATAAATAGAATATAAATTTTCTACATTATTCTCATAAGAGCTTAAGGTGGTAAAAGCTGTATTGGTATTAATTAAAAGTGATTTTACTTTTTCCGTTGCTTGATTAGTTAAACTGCTTGGAAACACGCTATTAAGAATATTTTGTGCTTTATCTATCGGTTTTACAAAAGTATCGCTTGAAAAATGTTGCTTAATATTTACTTCCGCCACTTCCCCCGTTATTTCTATAATTGTAGGGTTGTTTATAATATGGTCTTGTATAACGCTCCCATCTTCCAAATAGTTATCGGGTGCTTGTGAAGTCATTTGTAAATTTTGGCTAATCCTTACTTCTGCCGTCCAACCACCAATACCAATAGATTTTTTATCACTAGTATGCTCTCCAAAAAATTTATTAAAATCAATCATCTGCCACCTTTATTAAAATAGTTATTACCTTTATTAAAAATCTCGCTTATTCTATCAGCTGTATATTGTGCTGTTGTTTTTGCGTCTGCTGTTGTTTTTATCTCAATATGTAAATTGTTAATTTGCTTATGTTGGATATTACTACCTACTATATTAGGAGTTTTTATTTTATTTAAGTTCATTTCAGTTAATCTTTTTTCAATAGGATTACTATTAAACATCTTTTTTTGAATAGCGGTCATTTTTTTAGGTTTTCCGGGTGACATTAGCCACGCTTCTAACTTTTTATCATTTCTCATTATTGCTAAAGACATAGCTATTTCTTTAAAAGGCTTTGCTATTATGTTGGCTACTTTCCCCACTTTATAAAGCAAATGAATAATGTCTTTTAATAAATCAGGAACACTAACTCCAAACCAACTCTCAAGCCATTCATTTATTACTGATTTTCCACCTTTTAACGCGGTGTCTAAATCATTTATAACTGCAATAACTGCCATTATTGCTAACGCTATTAAATTTTTTTTAGTTAATTTATTTAACACTAAAATTGCTAATCCTATGCCTGCTATTGCTTTCGTGGCTCCATTTGCTCCATCAATTAATTTATAAATCATTTTTCCAAAATTCCACACTGCCCCTAATCCACTATTCACTATAATAAAAAACTTTTTAAGTCCATTTTCAATTAATCTTTTATTTGCTATTAAAAAGTCAATAAAATTATTTGTTAAATTTTTCATTTGCGGTGCAAAAGCTATTGCTATTTGTTTTTGTATAGAATTAAAACCATATTTAAGTGTGTCTAAACTATCGTTAAAATTCATAATTTCTTTGCTTTGTTTTGTTGTAACAACTCCCAACGCTTTAGCTTTATTCATTAATTTTTGCAATTGTCCGGAAGTTTCATCTAAAGTTTGTAGCATACTTTGGTCTATTCCTAATCTTTCCAGATACCCTCTTTGTTCCTGAACTGATAAATGTAATTGCTTAAACCTTTGCATTAGCTCCATCATAACTTCAGACGCTGTTTTTACTCTTCCCGTGCTATCTCTTACACTTATACCTAAACGGGAAAAATCGGCATTACCTTGTATAGAAGCTTCACCTATTGTTTTAGATAAGCCTCTTAAACTTGTTTCTAACGCTTGTAAAGAAGAGCCGTTTTGACTTGCCGCATATCCTAACTCCTGTATAGTTTCAACGCTTACGCCCGTTTCCTTGCTTAATTGTCCCATTTCATCGGAACTTTCTAAAATATGGGCTATATACCCGTTTAAAGCTATTCCTGTTGCCGTTACAGCACTTCCAAGTTTAACTATTTGTGTTATTCCACTTTTTAAGCCACTATTTAATTTATCAAGCGGCGCTAAACTTCCCGTAAAACTAAATTTTGTGGCTAATTCTGCTACTGTCATTTTATTCCCTTTGTGCGTCTTCCATTGCTAAACTCTCAATATCATTTAAAATACTTTCATATTCTACTATTTTTAGTATTTCTTCCGTGTCAAGCTCTTTAATCTTTTCCAAATCTCCATACCCTTTTTTTACTAAAGAAAAAAATAAAATATCTAACTCGTCTAAATTTGTATGTTCTACATACTTCGCCCAATAATTCTCATCTCTTGTTTTTCTGCTTAATTTATAGCTAGTTTTTTTTTATAAAAAGGGAAACAAATCACTTTCATACTTAAAGTTACAAAATCAATATAATCTTCTTCGTATTCTTCCCAATGTTGAGGTCTTTTGCTGATTTGCATTCCATCAAATAAAACTCTGTCTTCTATTTTTTTAATTATTTTTTTAAAATTATCTTCTATCATAAAACTATAATTGCCACTTAATAACAATATTTCTATCTCGGAATAAATTGCTAATACTTCAACTCTAAACTGATGCGTCATTTTAGATAAAACATATTTTCTGCCATTCACTTCAAAAAAGCCGTTTTTGTTCCATTCTTCTAATTGTTTTATAACTTCTTCTCTTTGTTCTTCCATTTCTTTTTTAAATTCTTCTTTTTGCTCTTCTACTTGTTTAATGTCATTATTCATTTATTTCCTTTTTGTTTTAATTATACTAAAAGAGGATTAAACCAATCTTTTAGCATAACACTCGATTGTGTATTCAACTGTAAAATTTCCGTCTTGATTATTTTTAGTATAAGTCGGTCTATCTGTGAAACTTCCTGCTTCTATTTCAAAACTTTCTGTATATTCTGTCCCATCTTTAACAAAAACCTCTTTAACGCTTCCTTGAAAAATAACCGGCTTTTCTTTGTTAAGTTCATTATTTAGAAAAATATCACTATCACTATTTTTTAGAACGCTAAATTTTAAATCATAAACTTCTGCATCTGTTCTTTGAATTATATTTACACTTTTATCCGCTCCATAACTTCTTGCTGTATGTGGATTTTTTGGTGCTAATTCAACAATATCTCCAGCAATAAAATCACTTATAACCTGCCCGTTAAGTATTAATGTTGTGCTGTCCGCTTTAAAACTAATTGTTGCCATTTAAACTCCTTTTATAAATTATATTGAATAATGGTATCAACGCTATGAATTGCACCAGCGTTTTTAAAGGCTACTTGAATAAGTGGAGATTTTCTCGCTTCTCTGTCACTTTGTGCTTGTTCGCTTAAAGGTTGTGCCATTACATAATAACCATTTGTTTCAATATTTCTTGTAAATACTTTTATATCTCCAAATGTATCAGGGCTATTCCAAGTCCCCGGCGCAATTACTTTTGCTCTTCTAAATAATTTTAATGTTTTTTCCACAGTATCTACAATTTTTTGAACATCACTTGTAATTTGTGCTAATTTAGTTCCTGTTGTTCCTAATAAATTAAATAAATCAATTTGAACGAACTTTTTAATAGCAATAAAATTATAAACATTATCTACGAAACCATTTGCCCCACTGACTAATAATTTTGGCAAATCTCCAAAAGTTGTATATATATCTAGTCCAGCCGTCATTGCTTTGTTTATTTCATCTTGTGTATAGCTTTCAGGTGTTATTCCTGTAAGTTCTTTTAAGTTCATAGTTATTGCACTATTTTGTGCGTTAAAATTGACCGTATGCATTCTTGCCATATAAGCTACTGCAATTTTTCTGTTTCCGTCTTTACGATAAATCATTCTATAATTTACATCACCACTCAGCTTAATTTCCCATGCTACATTTGTGGTATCTACTTCTAAATTTGTAGGGCTATCAAATACATCATAAAAAATAACATCATTTGAGCTTCCCCAAGTAGCCATACTTTGTGCTTCTGCGTCTGTCGGTTTATCTATAAAAACACACCCTTTAAAAGGCTCTTTATTAATTAATTCATTTAACGCCTCTTCTTTTGTTTCAGCCGCTAATGTTTGTGAAGCTGTCCCGGAAATGCTTATTGCTCCTGTTCCTTGTGCCAATGCTAAAGTATTTCCTATAAAAGTTCCACTTGAAGCATCTGTAAAATAATCAACCGCACTTGAGGTTCCAGTAGTGTTGCTTGTAATAACAAATTTTTGATTTTCAAATGTTACTTTTACAGTAATATCAGTTGAGCCGTCATCTGCTTTTCCAGTTATTGCATTTTCTAAAATACTTGGTATATCGTTTATACTTGTAATAGTCCTAAAATCAAGCCCTGTTACTGTCTTCTTATTACCATCTACACTTGTTATAAAACTTCCATCACTAACTTTTTGTAAAGTTTTAACCACTACCGCGTCACTTACTTGAGCCCCTATTAATTTACCAGATTGAGCCGCTATTGTTTCATCAACTGCTCTCCAATATCCAGCAACTAAATAACCACCACTATTACACGGATTTTTTGTTTGTGAAAATAATGTTTTAGCAAAATCATACATTTTACTATTTGTTCCAAAATCTTGTGTCACACTACTTAAATCTAAATATACTTTTGTTCTGTTTAAAGAATTAAGCACACCTAATTCACTCGTAACAATAGCTACAATATTCATATTTGTTCTATCTAATGTTCTACCGCTTGGTATAATAGAAACATCAACCACATTTGTTAAGTTTGCCATTTATTTACTCCTTTATTTGTTAATTGTAAAATCTGTTTTTTCTTCTTCGTTCATCAATTCAAGTGGTATGCTTGTTATCTTATAAGTGTCAATTTCTAACAATTCATTGTATTGTATCGTAACTTCCACCTCGTATCTGTTGTAATATCTTCCACCTGCTTGCTGTTTAGTGTTATTTATGTTTTCACCTTTTCCAACCATAATCTGATATTTTGTTTCTAAATCTTTAGATAATTGTGAATTTTGCAACGCTAAAAATTTATAGACATTTGAATAAGCCTCATTCCCATAAAATTCAAGCGTAAAAGTCCCTTTTAAGATATTATTAATCGTCATAATTTCAGTGTCCGCATTATACTTTGTCAAACTTGTTAAAACTTGTCCCGGACTTAACATATCAACGATAATATAATCGGTTTCAAACATCTTTTGAGTAGCGTTTTCTCTACCAATTAATATTTTTTCAGGAGTATAATTCATTAAATCCGTTAAATAATCAGCTATTTTAGATAAAATCATTTTATTTCTTCTCCCACGCCTTCATAATATCCATAATCACTAAAATCACTTAAAGATATTACTCTATAATAAGTATTTTTATACTTTATTTTATCATTTATTTTTATTTCATCTAAAGCGTTTATTTGAATATACTTTAAAGAATAATTGATATTATCCAATGTTAATTTTTCTTTATCTGCGGGTTGTATAACTGCTTTTATTTCCAATGCTTCTTCAACTTCTGTTGGAAAATGATTAATGATTTGTTCAGTTGTTCTATTTAATGTAACAACCTGTGAAAATTTGTCTATCACAGAATTTAATTTTGGTAACATTTCAATCGTCCTTTACTACCCAAAATGTAACACTTTGCACTAAACGCCCGGTATCTATCAATATTTTAGAACTCTTTTTTTCTTTTATTGTGCTTTTTTTTAAAGGTTTCCAAGTTCCATAACCACTTGTCTTAAAAGCGTCTTTAACAATGTTTTGTACCACTATTCCTATTTTGTTTAAAGTAACAATCGTGTCACTTCCTTTTAAAACACTTTTATATCCAATCTTTAAAACTTTCTTAATTTCTTTTTCTTTTACCTTAAAAGGCATTCTTAAAAAACTTCTTCTTGGAACTCCTAGCCCATACTCTTGGTATGTTCCAACCTCTGCTATTGTTTGTCCGTTTTTATAAACACCTACATCAGCTGGAACACCAACTTTAATTACTGTCTTTTTAGCTAACTTTAATTGCTTTTTTATATGTTCTAATTTGCTTAAATTATTTTTTTTCATACAAAAAAAGCTCCATTATTTCTTTTTATAAGCATTTTAAAAGTTTGTCCGTAAAACGTGCTATTAAAGAATAAATCATCTTGATTTGTAAATGGTAAAGCGGCATAATTTACACTTACACCACCCACGCTTTCACTTGCTACCTGTTTAACATTTTCTCCGCTTGTATAATATTTACTAGAAACAGTTACTAAATGAGCTAATAAATTAAGAATAATCTCATTGTCTATTTTATTATTTCCATAATCAGCGTTATAATATGCTTTATAGTTGTTTTCATATATAGGTAAATACTTATCAACTATTTCACTACTTAATTCTGGAAATCTTGCAATTAAATCATTCTTTAAACTCATTTTTTACCTTTATTTCTTTTTTATTAATCCAAGTTTTATAGCGTTCTTCACTTTAGGGTGATTTGCTTCTTTGCTTGTTAATTCAAAAAACTCATCTTTAATATAATGACCTAAAATAAAAAAGTCGTTTTCAATTTTTTTGAAAAAACCAATCTTTTTTGTTTGATTTCCATTTACTTGACTTTCGTTTGTTGCTACTTTTTCGTTTGTTGCCATTTCTTACCCTTTAAAACAAGGCTTAAAGCCCTGTTAGAATTCTTCCTGCTGCATTTTCCAAAACATCAAGCCCACCAATTCTAAATTTACTATCTACTCTATAAGTAAAGCTAGAAGTATTTACAATTTCTCCAATAGTCAATGGAACTGGTATTCTCATAACCATACTATTATCATCAGTCGCAAAAGCAACGGTAGCACTTGCCCCATTTACATTTTCTGCTCTAAAAGTAGCTATAAATTTAACATCCGGGAAATTATCCTGCAATGCCGCTAAAACAGATTTACTAGTATATGCGTTCGCATTAAGCAATGTTCCAGCTAAAACATTCATTGCCCTAATCGGCATAACTACTGTATCAGCACTATATTCTGGCGTATTATTTACCCCACTTCTTTGGTCTATAATAAGACTTGCTATTTCGTTGTATAAATCTGCCCCTTTTAATGTTTCAGCTTTTCCACTTGCCGCCGTAACTGCAAAACCAGCATTATTTAATAAACCAGCTTGTCCATCGTGACCTAAAAATCCAATTTTATCGACAGTTTGTAGATACACTTTATTGTGTGTCGCTACATATCTTTCAACTAAATTAATATGCGCTAGCTCTGCTTCTTTAATATCATCATCGGTCCAGATTGAATGAGCTGTTTTAGGATAAACTCTTAAATAGTTATCTTCCGCTGTTAAACTAATAAGCCCTTTGTTTGTATCTTGGTCGTCTGTATCTGCAAAATCCCCTCTGTCGATTAATCTTAAAGATTGAATTCTTCTTGCATACCCACCAATATTATTAGCTTGTATTCCGCTATTTACAAATGCTAACTCAGGATATTTTTTTTCGAAGAGCCTTGGATTTACCGCTGTTAAAAATCTTGAAAGAATTACCCCTGCATCACTGTCTGTAAAACCGCTTTGTTTAGCACTATCTTTAAACGCTTTAAATTTATCTAAATTGTATAATTGTCCTATCTTCATATTATCCCCTTTTTATCTAATTCTCACTGACCAAACGCCAGCTTCAATCTCTTCAAAAAAATACCCATCAACTGGTGCATTTGCAACTGCATTTCCGGCACTGTCTTTATCCGTTGCGTGATTTGTAGCTTTTCCCCATTCTGTTGTTGCTACATCTGTATTAATATAAACATATACAGGGTCAAATTTATTTGGAATTACTCCAGCTACTACATCTACCGTTACTACGCCATTTTCAACCACATTTACAACGTTTGTTATATCCGATTCAAATACTGACCCATCTTCAAGCCCGTTTGTTACCATTCTTCTAACTACACCGGCAATAACTGGACTTGCTGTCCCATCAACTTTTATTATACTGTCAGTGCTTGCATCATATTTACAAAATAGCCCCGCTTGAATACCATCTGCAAATTTAGTCCAACCTCTTATATAACCTAATTGCCCTATTACTTCACCTGAGTGAATACTTTGAATAGGAATACCTACTGCACTTTTAAAACTCATTTTATAACTCCTTTTCTTTTAATTTGCTAAATTCATCTTCTTGTGCGTCTGCAAATTTAGAATAATCCCTAATCTTTTTTAACATTTTAAAAGCCACAGGGATTTCATTGTCTGTAAATTTTTCTTTTGTTTCTTTTGCTAAAACTTCTTTCATTATAGTTAAATTATCTTTGTCTTCAAACTTATAGCTTTCGTCCAAATAACTTTTTGCTTTTAAAATAATAGAAGCTCTAGCGTTTCCATATTGCATAACTGCGTCTTTAAATTCTTTTGTATCTTTAAAATCTTGTGCGTCTGTTACTTGTGTTGGTGATGGCTTTGGATTGTCTTCTCCTGCTTCACCGTTTCCATTTTCTTCACCTGTTCCCTCTGGGTCGTCATTTTCTTCACCTGTTTCCATATTTTCCTCTTGTAATTCAGGTGTGTTTTGTTTTGCTTTATTAATTGCGTCTTGCAAAATAGGAATTATTTTTTTTAATTCCGATAAGTCCATTAATTTAATTGCATCAGGTAAATCTGTTATAACTTCCCCTATTTTTTGCAAATTAATTTCTTTTTGCCCTCCACTTGGGTTTTGCCCTTTTTCTCCTGCTTCACCATTTCCATTTTCTCCATTTGGATTATTTTCTGGAACTTGTCCGGCTGGTGTATTGTTTTCTGCTCCAATTGCCATTAATTCTCCTTTGTCTTTAAATTTACAATCATTACCACATCTTGCACTATTCACGATAGCCAAATGATGAGGTTGGATATTCACCTGTTCTAAATCATAATCTTCACCGTTTCCGTCAATCAAGTCAGCAAAATAGCCTAAACTTAATTGATTTTTTCCTCCTAATTCTACCATATTTTTTTTAAGTGCTATTTTATTCTCAATTCCTATTGTAGATTTTTGCTCTTCTTTTTGTAATGGAATTATTTTACTTGTTAAAACTTCCCCTATTTTTTTATCTTCACTAATATTTGGCTCTAATTCAATATGTTCGTCCGTGACTGGTATGCCAATCATCTTTTTAGCTGTTTCTTTTATTGTTTCAGGTTTCCTATAAACTTTAAAAACTTTATCAAAAGGCTCTTTCCCTATTTCCATTCCGTAATATGTTTGTATTCCGTCTCTTACGCTTATAACCTTTTTTCCGCTTTGCTGTTCTACATTCATTTTATCGTAAAACATAAATTTTTTCATTCTTACTCCTTTTAATCAAATTCTACTACATAAGTATTCCAGCAACGGCAATTAATCTCCTGCCCTGCTAGAAGTTTTTTACCATCGCAACTGCTATAAAGCCCTTCGGTCGGGTCATACTCTTTACCGTCTCTTGCTCTATGGCACACTCTTGTCCTCTCATCATTAACTGCATTCCACACTGCTTTTTTAATTCCCAAATTTAAAGCTCTTTTATCATTTAATTGTTGGTTAAATGTTTTCAATTCATTTCTAGCAATTAATTCAGCTTTGTTTCTATTCTTTTTTTTAACATTTGCAACTTCTTGGTATAAAGTTTCTAAACTTCTTCCCTGTGATAATAAGCGTAAAAAATTATCAGTTAAATTCCCCATTGCTTCTTTTTTAAGTTTTTCTATATATGCCGTTGTTTCAAGTGTTTTAGCATTTACAAAAGTATTAAGGCCGTCCGTTTTAATTATTTGCTTAACATCAACTCCAACACCCCTTTGAACTGCCTCATAAAATTTCTTATCATTTATTTTATGTAACTTAAAATATAGTTTTCTAATATATTTTTTAATTCTATTTTGGCTAAACTGATTATCAATACTTTTTTGAAATTCTCTTGATAATTGTTTTAATACTACCGCGTAATTGCCTACTGCGTCCGCTACTTCATATTTTTTTCTTATTGTAGGTTTCGTCATTTCTTTTAAAACTTTGTTTTCAAACCTTTTATGTATCTGTTCCACTATAAATTTACAAAAGTGGCTTAATTCATTTTCTAAATATTTAGGTGTCTTCATCGGCTTAATGATTACTTTTTTCTTTCTTTTTGGCTTTTGTGCTACTTCTGTTATATTTATTTTAGCCATATCTTACCTTTATATTGGGAAGTCATTTTCAAAATCGTCTTGCTCACTAACTTCTACGCCTCTTTCTTTTAAATATTTAGCAATATTAAATCCCATATCATATAAAGCTGTGGCGTTTTCTATTGCTATTTTTTCATAATTTATCTTTTCGCTAGGGCTTACATTTTGTTGCTCTTTAAAAATAACAGGAGATAAATCTAATTTTCTTAAAAATTGATTCAACGGAGTTAAAAGATATTCACTTTGTAAAATTTCTATCATTTCATTAAAAGCTGTTTTTTCTATTTGCCCCGTGCTATTTAAGCCTTGCACATTCTCACCAACTAGCATAGCTAACGGGATACCTGTAACCATTGCTAAACGCCTTAAACTTATATTATTTACATCGTCTAAATTACTAAGTGACTGAGTTATATTCATAACATCATCTTCACTATCCAATAAACCAGCTCCATAAATACTACGCCTATCTTCTAAATAAGAATAGAATTTAACTATATTGTTCTCTTGTTTAGCTTCTAACGCTTGCTTAAATCCTTTAATCTTATAAAATAAAGACGCGTTTTTCTCCAATATAGTTGAAGACGCTCTTTCTACAATTCCATCGTTTATAAGTTGATTGTAAATTAATTCAAATTCACTAATTCCCCCTAAATTATACATCGGCATATCTTGCTGTCTTGGCTTAACATAAGTAAAATCTATAACACGCGTATGATGAAAATTATATCCCCTCACATTGTAATAAACAGGCTTTAAATAACGTTGTGAAGCTAAATTGGTAATATAATCAAAAACACTAACCATATCACCGCTAAACACTTCAAATTTTACTCTCTCTTTGTCTATTTCTTCTAACGGCATAGATAAATCTCCACCGTCATTTATTACAATAATACCTCGACCAAAAACCAATGCCCACAAAAAAGCCTCTTTAACTTTGCTATGTAACCTTGCTAAATAATAAGCCTTGTCCTCATCGTTATCAAATAAAATATTATTTGGCTTTAAGGCATAACCTGCTTTTAACCTAACTATTTTATTCCCTAACCCTATTTTATAAATATCGTTCAACTCATTAAAAGTTATTCTTCTACTTGTTATATAATTCCCATTAGTCGCATTTCTTTTATTTGCTAGAGAATTAAATAAACTAGTTAAACCATCTTTAAAACCCATTTATTCTCCTTTTTAATGCTATTATAGCAATTTTCCATAATCAATAACCATTCCTTGCTTATATACTAAATCAAAAGCATACACTATCGTATCAATTATATCATCGTGTTTTATAAAATCAGTTCCAAACAATGTTATTTCATTTATTAATTCTTGCTTAAATTTTATTTCATTATCCACTTTTAAATGATAAGTTTCAAAATAAGTAGAAATATCGTCTGCTCTTAATAGTTTAGATTTTTTAGGCATCAACGATTTAATCATTAATCCTTTACGCTTCGCTCTTTGTATTAAATCGCTTCCACTTGCTTTGTCTTCTATATAAGCCCCTTTAAATGGATACTTATTATTCTTATTATAAAACTCATAAAAAATTTGCTCTCTTTCAACTGCTTGTATTTTACCTACAAATATATCCAATAAATACAAATTATTATCTATTACACCAAAAGCACTATAAACAGTATCGTCATTCAGCTCTTTATCTTTTATTGCTGTATCCACTGTTATAAAATAATAATCAAAAGCAAGGTTTTTATAATTTCCCCAATCTAACCAATCGATTTTAAACATACCGTCATTATCTTGTATATATTGTCCTAGATAAATATGATTATATTTTTTAATATTTTTTTGTTTCATATTTTCCGCTTCTTTTTTTATTACATCAGGACAAAACGGATTATCTAGATAAGTGGTGTGAATATGCACTTTATTGCTTACTTCTTCTTTAAGTTCTATAACAGGGTCAGTTTCTAATCTCGGGTTATATGTAAAAAATATTTTTGAATTTTCCATTCTTATCGTTGGTATTAAAATTTCCAAAGAAAATTTACTAAGACTTTGGGCTTCTTCAACCCATACAAAACTAAAACCCTCAAATGATTTTACACTATCGGCGGTATGATTTTGCAACCCTTTAAAAATTATATCTCCACCGCCTATTATTTCAATATGAGTATTAAGTATCCTAAATTTATCGTTCAATCCATAATGATTAATTCTATTTTCTATAAGTTTTTTAGATGAATGTTGAATAGACAACTGAACTTCTCTTAAACATAAAAAATCAGTTTGTGGCTCTGTAATAGCTTGTAATAACAATCTATCCGCAACCGCCCACGATTTACCACTTCCTCTGCCTCCACTCAAAAAATAATATCTTTTATTCTCATTATAAATAGGTTTATAAACTTTTGGAACTTTTACTTTCATTCTATAAACTCAACCTGAATTTTATCTATTTTTTTACTTTCGATATTTACTTCTACATCAGGTCTTTCGCTGTATCCCCGTCTTTTACCCTTTGTTTTTAAAAAGAATATAAGGGAGGTCGTATCCCCGTCTTTTATTTTTTTCATCAACATTGTTTCGGCGAAATCAAGCAAACTCTCTTGTATATCTTCATCTGCCTTTTTATAAACGTCAGAATTGTGGAGCCAATAATAATGAGTTTCTCTTTTTATCCCTACCTTTTTACACGCCTGTGTTATATTGTGTCCTGTAACCTCCAATGCTTTTAACATTGTTTCTTGTCTTTTAGTCAATTCTTTAGTTATTTTTTTAGCCATTATATTCCTTTTATTAATTTCTTTTTCTCTTTTAATATCATTTTATCGTAATAATCCCTTTTATTTTTATTACTAAAAGCACAATAAGCCCATATTATCAACCATACCCCACCCGTCATTATAGTCATAAAAAGATGAAAAATATTACTTGTTTTAGCATCTGCTTTTTTTAACTCTAAATCCATTATTTTATCATTCATTGTTCTCTCCTTTATTTGTATTCACTCCATTTAACTTTTTTCATTTTTTAATATTTTATCTAATTTTCCCTTAAAATCATCAAAACCAAAAGCTACAAATCCATTGCATACATTGCTTTTTTTTATCGTATCCAAAAACATCTTTTGATTATCACTCACTTTTATACCTGCATAACTAATTCTCCCACTTTTTAGTATTTTACCTTTCTTTTTAAGCTCTATAAATAAGACTTTGTCTTTTAAAATAACAACCAAATCACTAACACCCTTTTTCTTTCCCATTGCTTTTGCTTTATTCTCAATCTTCATAGCTTTTTCTCTATTGCTACCACTCATTAAATTTTCATTCATCGGTGCAAAAAATGCAATAATTTTTCCTTGTCTTTCCAATATCCTTAAATAATCTACCGCCTTTTTTTGCTCTAATTCTTCTAATTTTCTTTTCATTTTTCAAATTTCCAATCATTAAAGATTTCATCATTCATAATTCTTTCTATTTCTTCCACCGCCTTTCCATCTCCTAAAAAAATATATTGAATAACACCGCCTTTATTTTTAAGTTCTATTTTTCCAGTATTCTCAATAACTTTAACTTCACTTTGCCATTCCGGCTCTTTCATACTTCTAAAAATAGTTAAAAATCTATCTTTTGCATATTCTTTTTCTCTTTCATCATATCCAGCACATATAAAAAACTGCTCGTATAAATTCACTTTATCTCCTTTCCTTTTTTATATTCTCTCTTTAAATTATAGATATATTTTTTACTACATCCAATCATTTTTGCTATTGTTTCATTTTTACATTTCAAAAAGATTTCGCCCCTTTTTTCAATCTCTT